CAACGTGGACGACCTGGTCGACGTCGTGCGCGAGCACGACGGGGACACGATCGTGGGGCGCCTGGCCGAAGCGTGGGCGCCCACCGACGACGGGCTGCCCTCCACCGCGCGGGTGTTCCGCACCCGCGACGGCGACGACGTCCTGGAGCTGGCCCGTGAAGGTGTCCTGGCCGGGTTCTCGATCGCCACCGAGATCGCCCGGTACACCGAGGCACCGACAGGGGCCCGACACGTCGCCGCCGGCGACTACACCGTGATCCACCTGGGGGTCGTCCGACGCCCGGCGTTCGAGTCCAGCGGCCTGACCGTGGCCGCGTCAGCTGCACCTGGAGGAACCGTGACCGTCACCACCCCCGAGGCGACCGGCGTGGTCGAGCTGCCCACGATCGCGGAGCTGGCCGCGCAGACCGCCCCCGTGGTCGCGCAGCTGCTGGCCGACATCGAGCGCACGAACCGGCACCCGCTGGCCGCGTTCGCCACGTTCGGGGACTTCGCCACCGCGGTCATGCACGCCGACCCCGCCGAAGCCCTGACCCTGCAGACCGCGTTTGCGGTGGTCGACCAGGTCACCACGGACAACCCCGGGGTGATCCCCCCGGGGTGGCGTACCGCGGTGAAGATGAACCTGGACGCCCGCCGGCCGGCGATCACCGCGACCGGTGGCCCGACCGGTCTGCCCGACGCCGGCATGGACGCCAACTGGCCCTACTTCGACGGGGACCTCGACGCGATCATCGGCCAGCAGATCGCGGAGAAGACCGAGATCACCGGCCCGAAGATCTCGATCGAGAAGGCCACCGAACCGATCCTGACCGCCGGTGCGATCTCGGACATCTCATACCAGCTGCTGCTGCGGTCGTCCCCGTCCTACCTGGACGCCTACCTGCGGATCCTGCAAGCGGCCTGGGCCCGGTACACCGAAGCCAAGTTCGAGCAGCGCCTGTACGCGGACGCGACCCCGTCCGGGGTCGCCCTGCCGGCCACCGCGGACGCGATCCGCGGGGCCCTGTTCGCGGCCAGCTCTCAGGTCGAGGACGCCACCGGCGCACCGGCGACCGCGGTCGGGGTCGCCTCGGACCTGTGGCCGGTGTGGGGTGGCCTGCCCGGTCTGCACAACCCGGCCTACGGCACGAACAACGCCGCGGGCACCGCGTCCGCGGCGACCCTGTCGATCAACATCAACGGTCTGGAGATCAAGCGGTGGCCGTTCCTGCCCGCCGGCGGCGCCGTGGTGACCAACGGGGAAGCGGCGAAGTTCGCGGAGTACGGCCCGCAGGTCGCCAATCACGAGGACGTGCGCAAGCTGGGCCGGGACGTCGGGGTGTGGGGCATGTACGAGGAAGCGGAAATCTACTTCCCGGCCGGTGTGATCAAGCTCGCCGCCGCCGTGGAGGACGCCCCCGCCGGGCGGGGCCGGTCCGCCAAGTGAGCACCCCCGACGAGCGGCCGGCACCCCCCGCCCCGGTGGGTGTGGTGCCGGCTGCCGTCGACCCGATCACCCCCGCCGCGGTCAAGGCGTGGCTGAAGATCCCGGCCGACGACGTGACCGACGACGCGATCTTGCAGTCGATCTGTGACGCGGTCATGGTGTGGGTGGTGCAGCTGCCCTACGTGGCCGGCCTGGACCCGGTCGCGGACTGGCCGCCGGACGTGCGCCAGGGCGCCGTGCAGCTCGCGGCGCGGTGGTACCGGCGCCGGCTGTCCCCGTCCGGTATCGACGCGATCACCGACGCCGGCGCGGTGTACGTGGCCCGGTCCGACCCGGAAATCTCCCAGCTGTTGCACCTGGACAGCTGGGCCTACCCGCGGGTCGGGTGACCCCGTGTCGATCGCCACCGCCACCGCCGACGTCCTGGCCGCGTTCCTCGCGGCGGGGGTGCGGGCCACCGACGACGCCCGTGAGATCAACCCCCCGTGCGTGTACGTGGTCCCACCACAGGGTGCGTTCCGGTTCGACCGGGGCACCGCGGACGTGACCTGGACCGCGTACCTGGTCACCGGGGACGCCGGCGCGACCGCCGCGACCCGGGCCCTGTCGGACCTGGTCGACCAGGTCGCCGGCACCCTGCCGATCACGACGTTCATCCGCCGGGCCCTGCCGGTGCCCGGCGGGGGCGACCCGCTGCCGGCGTATGAGTTCACCTGGAAATCGATCATCTCGATTGGAGCGACACCGTGACCACGACAACGGACGGCACCGGGAACCTGGGGCCGGGCACCCTGAAGATCGGACTCACCGCGACCCCGATCGACGTGTCCTGCCTGGTGAACAACGCCAAGATCGAGCCGAACATCACCGCCGGCGACGTCAAGAAAATGCTGTGCGGCACCTCCAAGTCGGCCCCGGACGAGATCGAGTGGGTCCTGTCGGGCAACGTCGACGTCGACGCGGGCAAGCCCGATGGGCTGTTCGCCCTGTCCTGGAAGAACGTGGGCCTGGTGGTGGACTTCGAGTTCACCCCCTCGACCGCGGTCGGGACCACCGTCACCGGGCAGCTGAAGCTGGCGCCGCTGGCCCTGGGCGCCGACAACGAGGGCGACTATCTCAACTCCGATTTCGAGTACGCCCTGATCGACTTCGACCCCGCGACCGCGGTCGAGTACGGGGGCGCCCTGCCGCTGGGCGACGCCACCGCCGACGACGAGGGCCTGATCGAGTACGAGGCGGTCAGCGCGTGACCGGTGCCTACCAGGTGACCGGTGCGGACACCCTGACCCGCACGCTGCACGACGCTGCCGACGAGCTCGCGGACCTGTCCGCGGCGAACGCGCGCGCCGGTGACACCGTGCTGGGCGCGGCGCGGGGTCGGGCCCCGAAGCGGTCGGGGGCCCTGGCCGGGTCGTTGTTCCCGGTCGCCACCCCCGGCGGGGTCCGCATCGGCGCCCGCGTGGTGTACGCCGGCCCGGTGCACTGGGGCTGGCCGGCCCGCTCGATCGCCGCGAACCCGTTCCTGTCCGAAGCTGCGACCGGGACCGAGTCGACGTGGATCGGGTTCTACGAACAGGCGGTGGCCGACGCGATCGGGGGGGTGCACGGCGCATGAGCCGGATGACGGGCATCCGCCAGCACCTGCGGGTCACCGGGGTGGGGGAGCCGTTCGAGGTGTTCACCAAGCCGTTCGACTACGACTTGCACGCGCTGACCGCGAAGAAACACGGGTGGCCGGACGCCGGCGAGAACCCGGTGGGCTATCTGCTGTTCCTGGCGTGGTCCGCGGCCCGCCGCACCGGAGCGATCGACGCCACGTTGACGTTCGAGCGGTTCAAGGAACAGGTCGAAGATCTCGCGGAGCTGGACGACGAGGACGTGGACCCTACCCCGCCGGCAGCTGGGGCCGGGTGATCGCAGAGATAGCAGTCGCCACCCACACCCACCCGGGCCCGTGGTGGGACGAGCCCGAAGAGATGGTGCTCACGGTGCTGGAGATCTTCGAGGACCAGGCCGCGCAGGTCGAGGCGAAGAAACGGACACGGAAACGGAGGTGACCCGGTGGCCGGTAAGACAGCGGTCCTGGCGGTCGACATCCTGGCCGACGCCTCCGACGCCACGAAAGGGTTCGACGCCGCGGGCAAGTCCGCCTCGAAAGCCGCGGACAAGATCGACAGTGTCGGGGGGAAGGCGGGCGACACCGCCACCGGGCTAGGGGCCCTGTCCGGGGCCCTGGACGCGGCCGGGTTCGGGCCGGCCGCGACCGCGCTGTCCCTGACCGCGACCGCGATGGACGCCGCGGAGGGCGCCTCGATTCTCTACAAGGTGGCGACGGAGTCGCTGTCTGTGGCGACCCTGAAGGACACCGCCGCGAAGATCTCGAACACCGCCTCCACCATCGCCGGCACCGTCGCGTCGAAGGCGGCGCAGGCCGCGACGAAGACCTGGGCCGCGGTGCAGTGGCTGCTGAACGCGGCGATGACCGCGAACCCGATCGGGCTGGTCATCGCGGCGATCGTGCTGCTGGTCGGGATCATCGTCCTGATCGTCAGCAAGACGACGTGGTTTCAAGACGCGTGGGCGGCGGCGTGGGGCGCGATCCAGACCGCGGCGGGCGCGGTGTGGGACTGGTTGCAGGGGGCCGCGGCGGCGGCGATGGACTTCGTACGGGGCCTGGTCGACGGTGCGGTGGCCGCGATCGTGGCGACCTGGGAGCGGGTCAAGGCGGGGGTCGCGGCGGTGTGGGACTGGATCAAGAACGCCGTCGCCGCCGCCCTGGGGTTCATCGGGGACGTGATCAAGGTCTACATCGGGATCTACGTCGCCATCTGGCAGGCCATCCAAGCCGCGGTGGGGGCGGTGTGGGACTGGATCAAGTCCGCGATCGCCACCGCCCTGGGGTGGGTGCGCGAGCAGATCCAACGCCAGATCGACGGCTGGAAACTGATCTTCGAGGGGCTGAAGGACGCCGTCGGCACGGTGTGGGAGGGCATCAAGTCCGCGGGCAGGACTGCCCTGGACGCGATCCTGACCCCCGTCCACGCGGTCGAACGGGCGTTCGATGCGGTGGGGGAGGCGGTGCGGGACCTGATCGACTGGTTCGGGCGGATCAAGCTCCCGAAGGCACTGACCGACGCCGCGGACACCATCGCCGGCATCCTCCCGTTCGGTGCCCCGGCACCGGCGCCCGGGGCGGGGGTGCGGTCCTACGGTGCCCCGCCGGCCGGGGCGGGGGTCGGGGCCCGGGCCCTGGGCGCCGGCACCGGCGGCGGGGGTGGGGGGTCGACCACGGTGCAGGTGTTCGTCCCCGAGGCGTCCGACCCCGTCGCCACCGCCCGCTACCTGAAGGCCCTGATCCGCCGCGGTGAGGCCTCCGGCGTGCTGTTCGGGGGTACGTGATGCCGGCCGACACCACCTACGGGGTGCAACTGGCCGTCGAGCTGGGCATCGGCCGCGCCTCCGACGCGGCCCGGTGGGGGCAGTCCCCGTGGGGGAAGGCGTCGCGGTGGGGGCACACCGACACCACCGTGGGGGACTGGGTGGACGTGACGTGCGACGTGCTGGACGACGTCCGGTTGACCGCCGGCAGCAACACTGACGACGGGGTGACCCGCCGGTGGGAGTCCGCGTCGGCGGCGTTCACCCTGGACGGGTCCCAGTGGGACCCGTGGAACGGGCCGCACGCCGACGTGATCGGGGACCGGGTCCCGGCCCGGGTCCGGTGGCGCTACCCCGACGAGCCGGGGCCCCCGCAGGTGGTGCGGTCCAACTACGTGCCCAACCCGTCGTTCGAGGTGAACACCGCCGGGTGGGCGGCCAGTGGTGGGGGGGTGCTGACCCGGTCCACGGTCGAGCACCACGGGGCCGGCGTCGCGGCGTTGCAGGTGGTCACCACCACCGCCGCGGACAGTGGGATGTCCAGCCCGCTGACGCCGATGCCGGTCACGGGGGGCCGGCCCTACACCCTGTCGGCGTGGGTGAAGGCGCCGGCCGGGGCCGCGCTGAAGGTGGTGTGGCGGGTGCAGACACCGCTGTTGGACGTGGTGGTGAACTTCACCGGCACCGGGCAGTGGGAACGGATCACCTACCCGAACCGGGCCGGGGTCGCCGGGCAGAGCGGGTACATCGTCTCGATCCGCACCCGCACCACCCACGCCGCGGCGCTCACGTTCTACGTGGACGAGCTGATGATCGAGGACGCGGGCGCGGCGGGGACCTACTTCGACGGGTCCACCCCGGACACCACGGGGCGCCTGTACGACTGGACCGGCACCCCGCACGCCTCCACCTCCACGGAGTCCACCCCGACGACCACCACCCACCCGTGGACGCCGGCGTTCACCGGGTTCATCGCTACCCGCGGCTACGCCTGGAACCCCGACGAGCGCCAGGCCGGCGTGGCGTGCGTGGACGGCACGTCGGTCCTGGTCGCCTCCGACCGGGTCGCCACCGCCCCGGCCGGCGCCGGGGAGACAGCCGCCGCGCGGGTGACCCGGATCGCCACCGCGGCCCTGTGGGCGGGGGCCCTGGACGTGACCGCCGGCGGCACCACGGTGCAGGCGACCACGTTGGACACCCCCGCGTGGGACGAGCTGTTGCAGGTGGCCGACACCGACCTGGCCCTGTTGTGGATCACCCGCGCCGGCGCGTTGGCCTACCGGCCCCGCGGCCGGGTCGGGGTCGGGGTGGTCCTGGCCGGGCGGCTGGTGGTCTGCCCCGCTGGCCCCGCCGACGTGCAGGTGATGACCCTGGGCCGCAACCAGCCGTCCGTGACCCGCAACAGGGTGGAGGTGGCGCGGCGCAAGGACGACACGATCGTGGGCGACGTCCCGGTGGTGGCCCGGATCGAGGACCGCCAGTCGATCGCCCGGTTCCAAGCCCACGATTTCAAGCGGACCGACCTGTGGCACACCGACGACACCTGGTCCACCGTCGTCGCGCAAGCCGTCATGGGCGCCGGCGCGTGGCCGTCGCCGGCCCCCGGGCAGCTCGCGGTGGACACCATCACCGGGGATCCCCGGGTGGCGGTGCTGCTGTTGACCGTCGAACCGAACATGGCGTTCGACGTGGTCGACGACGGGGGCCGCACCTACCGCCAGGCGGTCATCGGCTGGGACATGGCCCTGTCTCATGACGGGATCGAGGCGGTGCTGCACGTCGAGGACATCACCCGGTGGTCGAACGTCGCGCACTGGGGCACCGCCCACTGGGGTGTCGACCGTTGGGGTATCGGAGGGATCTGACATGGCAACAGGACGCAAGACCGTCGTCGTCGGGCAGGTGATCGACCCGGACGCGTGGGGGAACCCGCTGTGGGACCAGTCCGTGCAGACGTTCACCAGTGCCGCGGACCGGACGTCGCAGTTCCCCGCCCCGAAGCAAGGGGCGGTCACGTGGCTGGAGGACCTGAAGCGGTTGGAGGTGTTCACCGGGACCACCTGGGCGGAGATGCCGACCGCGGCCGCGGCACCGTGGGCGCCCCTGCCGCTGAACAGTGCCGGCGGCGTCACCCCGTACGCGACCGCCCCCTACGCGGGCATGTTCTACCTGCGGATCGGGCTGGTGGCCTACCTCACCG